GAGCAGCGCGGACTGCGCCTGGCCGGCGCCCTTGGTTTCGTCGGCGATCTTCTGGAGGCCGGGCGGGACGTCGATGCCCATCGCCTTCATCTTGGCGGCGGCTTCGTTCGCCGTCACGCCGACCCGCGCGAGTTCCCGCTCGGTGAGGTTGGACACGCCGCCGATGCGTTCTACCGCTTCGGCCATCAGCGTCGCGTCGGAGATGATCTTGCGACCGGAGAAGCTGTCGACCATCCGGTTCAGGGACGATTCGACCTTCCCGGCGCCGCCCTCGAACCCTTTGAGCGAGGCTTCGGCCTTCTGCGCCGCGGCGTAGAACGACTCAAAATCCGCGGCGAGCGTGCCGGTGAGAATCGCCATCAGTCGTCGTCCTCATCGTCGGCCGACGCCGGGGTCTCCAACAGATCGACGAGTTCGTTGTATTCGTCCACGTCTAGCTCCCGGACCCAGTCGAGCCGCCATCCGAGCCGGATGGCGAGGCCGAGATCGGAGCGGAGCCGTTCCCGCCACCCCGGAGTTTTTTTTCCTGGGCGCGCGCCTCCAGCATCGCGCGCTCGTGCACTTCGATCGCGTGCTTGATCTCGGCAAAGCTCTCGGGGTCGAGCGCGTCGAGCGCCGCTTCGACGACCTCGAGCGGTTCCCCGCGAATCACCACGCGCGCGCCGTCGTCACCGCAGAGCGACCAGTCCACCAGGAACGCCGTGATGGTCGCGAGGCCGATCTGGAGCGGGTTGACTTTCAGCGCGCCATCGATCCCGGCGACGTACGTCCGCTCGAACGACTTGCGTTGCTCGCCGGCGGTCAGGCGCTTTTTGACCGTGAGGGTGTCGCCGCCCGAGATCGTGAGGGTGACCGTCTCCGGTCGCGGAAACCGACTATCCATCTGCTATTGCTCCGGCGGTCCAAGCGTGGCGATGAGGCGACGGTCGCCGAGTTGAAGCGATTCGACGGGCCAGCACCAGTACCCGCCCGCGCGCGGCGCGGCGAAGAGCAGCGGACGCTGCCGCGCCTGAAACGCATCGACGCGTTCCACGGTCGCGAGCAGCGTCCAGCGCCCCTCGTCCTTTTTGATCGACCACGCGCGCAGCGTGACCGCCGTCCGATAGCCCCACAGCAGCGAGGCGGCGGTCCCGTGCAGCCGCAGCGCGAAGCCCGCATTCATGCGGTTACGGCATCATGTTCCACGCGCCCGCCGCCATGAACGACCCGGAGACGGCCGGCGCGCCCTCGACCGAGCAGTCGATGTCGGCGTCGATGTAGGCGAGCCCCGACCAGAAGAAGGTCGCCTCGGTCGAGTTCGGCACGAGCTTCAGCATTCCCGGCGTCGCCGCGTCGACCGCGTCGAAGAGGACGACGTTGGTTGAGTTCCAGAAGCCCGAGACGGACCCCGACAGGTCTTTCATCCCCGGCACGTACACCTTGTTCGTATCGCCGAAGCAGGTCACGTTGACCTTGTCGGTCTTCTGCGAGAGCTTCCACTTGTTGAGGGCGATGAGCGCGACGGGCGTGACGCCCGCCGGGTCATAGCTGATCGTGCCGTAGCGTCCTGACTTGATTGCCATGTGCCTTCACCTGTTCCTGACCGATTCAACTCCCGCGCGCGCCGCTTAGGTCGGCGCGACCATCACCCGATACCGTCCGCCGCGATGCTGCCAACGGAGCGTCGCGTCGAGGTCGTCGACTTCCGTGACGCGCACCCGCTCGACCCGGTGCATCGTCATGTGCGTATAGCCCGCGACCGTCAGCGCGCCGTCTTCGAGCAGGGCGTCGATCCGCGCCGCCGCCGCGCGAATGTTCGCGCCGGCCGTCGAGAGCGCGACGGCTTTCACCAGATAGAGCGCGTCCTCGATGGCGCGTCGCCCAAACTCCGCCTCGTCGTGCTCGTCGACCAGGGACACGATCACGAAGCGCGTCATCCCCGGCGGTGCCTCGTCGACGTAGACGCCGTTCGGCATCAGCGCGAGCAGTGCCGAATCCGCGCCGAGCTTGGCGACCAGGGCGGCGTCGACGTCAGACGAGTCAGGCGGCAACCTTCAACCCCTTTCGGGTCAACAGGTCTTTCAACGCCTCGTACATCGCGCGCCGCGCGCGCATGATCGCCGGCACGAAGACGTGCTGCGGCGGGGCGGCACCCGTCTCATGGCGCGTGCCGTTTTTTTTGGTGTAGTAGTGCCGCGCGACGGTGCCGTTTTCGAAGATGTAGGCGTGCTTCGCCGTGCTCTTGACCACGGCGCGCGCGCCCATCGATCCGCCGAGGCCGGTCTGCACGACGACGTGCTCCGCGAGGTTGCCCGTGACGCGGCGCGCCTGATACTCGGCGCGGATGTCCTGGCCCGCGTTGGCGGCGGCGCGATCGACGATCAGCGCGCCCTCGGTCCGCAGCGCCTCGGGCAGGTCGCGCAGCTCGGCGCGAAGCTCGTCGAGGCCGGCGAACGTGAGGCGGTTGTTGCTCACAGGACGCGGCTCCCCTGGACCAATCGCACGACGACGACGACCAGGAGGATCACGAGCAGCACGTGGACGAGCGACCCGATCGGGAATACGAAGACCCCGAGCAGCCAGAGGACCAGCAGGACCACGATGAGCATCCCGAGCAGGCTCATGCGACGACCTCCGCGCAGATGGCGACCGTGTTGACGTTGCGCTCGTCGGGATTCGACACGCCGGTCACGTTGAACGTGCGTCCGTTGAAGAGGATGCGCGTCTTCGTCGTGACCTGCGGGTGATACGGCATCGACACGATATGGGTCGCGAGCGAGATCGCGGTCGCGGACCCGAGCTTCTCCAGCTTGTCGGCCGTCGCCGTTTCAATCGAGGCAGACATCGCCGACGGGACGAGGTCGGTCCACGTCTGCGTGAACCCGCCGTCACCGTCGGCCACGGGTGGCCCCGGATTCTGGAGCGTGACCCGGTGCGGGCGTTCGAAGACGGACGACACGCCAATACTCATGCGAGGGTCACCAGTTCATAGGGCGCGATCAGGTCGTCGTAGCCGTACGGGTTCTCCGCGACGATGTGCCCCACGGCCGCGATGTCTCGGCCGACCGTCGCGTAGTGCGCGGTGAGCAGGCCGACGGCGTGCACGAGCGGCGGCGCCGCCGCCTGCAACAGCGCGACGGACGTAAAGCCGAGCACGAGGCGAATCGTCCACGGTTGCCGGGCGCGGAGGTCGGTCGGCCAGGCGCCCGCCTCCGCGAGCCCGAGCCGCGCAGGGATCGGCGCCACGCTCGCCGCATCGATCAGGTATTGACTCGCGTCGACCACGGTCGGGACGCCTGCCGCCGTGATCGCGGTGACCACGGCCGACTGCACCGGACGCCACGGCAGCGCGAGCGGCCCAGACGGGATCGCGTCGAGGAACAGATCGACGGTCTGCGTGAGGAGCGCGATGCCAGTGTCGCGTTCGACCTTCGCGCGCGCGGCCTGAATGAAGCCGAGCATCAGCGCGTCGCGCGCGTCGCCGTCCGCCCAATCGAGCCCCGCGCGCAGCTTGCCTTGCGCGAGCGTCAACGGTTCGAGCACAGGCGGCGTGACGAGCACCGAGACGGCTCGGGGCAGCATCACGTCCGCCTCCGCGTCCGTCCTGGCAGGCCGCGATACGTGCCCGTGGTGAACGACCCCGGCGGGAGCGTCGCCTGCACGGCGTCCGCCTGGAGCGGCGCGGGTGGCGGCGGCGGGGCGTCGCGCGTCGCGGGCGGCGGCGCGTGATCGCCCGTGCACGCCGAGTGGGGCGCGCCGCAGACGAGACAGGGACCGGGGTCTCGACGTCCGAGCATGGGCGTTAGCTGATGACCACGCCGTACGGCGCGCCGACCGGTACCCAGTGGTTGTTGTCGGCTTGCAGTTCGATGCCGTCGCCCACCGCCGCGAAGGTCAGCACCGTGAACCCCGCGCCCCTGCCGCCGAGTCCTTCGGTGATCGTCACCGTATGGGCGAACGCCGTCCGCGCGACGATCAGGATCCGCATCCCGTCCACGCCCGAGGGCGCGGCGAGGGTCATCGCGGCGAGGCTCGTCTTCGTGATCGCGTGCGTGCCGTCGCGGACCGAGATGGCGCCGTTGGCGGCGTACGCGACGGCGGCATCGCCCGCCCCGCCGCCGTAGACAAATTGATTGCGGGCGCTGTCGTACCGAGGATTCGCCATGCGCGTTCTCCTGCTGAAAAAAAGGAACCTGTCACAAAGGCGGAACGGGCAACACCGCCGTGAAAGCCCGTCCCGCCCATCGCCGGCCTTTATTAGTTCAGGCCGGTGACCTTCCCGAAGGCCGCTTCGCGATAGACCGCCAGCGCGAGGCGCTCTTCGGCGCGGATGGCGACCTTGTTCTCGATGAAGAACGACGCGTGCGAGTTCGACGCCTCGACGCGCACCCCGCCCTTGCGGAAGATTTGCGCGGCGGATCGGAACGCGCCGACGAGCGCCGTGTTGGCGACGATCGACGGGGTGACCGCGACCGCGAGTCCCCACAACTGCGCCGGCTGCGCGGGCGCCCACGGGCCTGACCCCATGTAGTTACCCGCCGCGTTCTTCGTGAGCTGCACCGTCTGCCAGTTCGCGGGGTTCATCACGATGCCGTCGGGAATCGCGAAGACGGTCGTCGTGATCGTGGTGACCTGTTTGAAGATCGCGTCGGCCGACGTGTCGGCGCCGCGCGCTTGCGCGG